TTAGCTAATTCGGTCCTGGATATTGAAGGTGTGGAGCTCGTTGCGCTTGGCCACCACGGCAATAGAGGCCTCTTCTACCGTGCTGAAGTATCCGGCATAGTGGGGCTTCCCGTTGTGGACGACAACAGCCCGCCACTTCTTCTTCTGTTCTGACCAGTGGACTCCCCGCACGCCGGACTTGGCACGTCCGCTCTCCTGCCTCTGATTCTCACTGTTCTGCTTCCGAGTCGCCGGCCGAAGGTGGGATGGCCTGACGCAAAGCGGCGTGTGGCAGGTGTGATCCAGTTCTGCCCATTCGGGAATAGGGCCGTTAGTCTTCTCCCAGGCGTAGCGGTGGGCGCGTACTTCCTTTGATGTAGCTCCCGCAATGCTGCGGCCATTCGGGTAAACCGTGAACGTGTACAGGCCGTAGCCCTTTTGCGACTCATGCCCTGTCCATAGCCAGCAGGTTTCTGTCTTGTTGACCTTTGACCAGAATCGGGCTTCCACCTTCGCTTCATACTGGGCAAGCGTGAAGTGGCGATAGCGGGTTGTCATGAGTCCTCCTTCTTGAGCATTGCGTGTATGCGGTGCCGGTTGACGCCTAGTGCGGCGGCGAGTTGCGCGGCTGGCACGCCGGCGGCTCGTGCTGCCTGGACTGCTTTGTCCCGTTCGTGGGAGGCGCGCCGCATGGCCTCCTGAGCGGCAAGAGCGGCCCTATGCGCGGCCACGGCGTCAGCAGTCCAGTCGTCATAGTTCTGCGGGTCGCTCATACGGCCCAATCCTGCTTATAGTCGGGGTGGTCCTTGTAAACGGCGGCGAGGGGCAGGAGTGGATTGGTCAGCTCGTCATCTACCCGGACGTATCCGATAAGCCCATCAACCCACCAGCCGATGACGGAGCGCTTGGCCGCGCACTCGGCTAGGACGCGAGCGGTGCTCCACCGCATCTGGTGTTCGCTGTCGTAGGTCGGCAGCAGCGTTGTGTGCGCGTAGTCCTCGTCCTCTTGCAGGGCAGCCGCCTCGTCCTCAGCAATTCTCTTCAGCAGAAAGTCTGTGATATTCATTCGTCTCCTTTGAGCGCGGCCCGCTTGATGTCGTCAAATGCCTTGAACGCAGCGTCTCTTGTGCGGTATGCCTCACGCTTCCAGTGCCACCATCGCTGACAGGCGAGTGCTGCAACACCAATAGCCGCCCACTCAATCACTTACCGTCTCCTTTGAGAGCGGCGATCACAGCGCGGGCATCTTCGCGGTATAGCTCCTTTAGATCTTCTGCTCGCTCATCCCATGAATGGGCGTAGGCGCCTAGATCGTGGACAGCTTTCGCCGCACGTTCGATTGCTTCGTCAGAGAACATCACCGCATCGGCAGCTTCGAGTGCGGCGCGGGCGTTCGATTCGTGCTCGTCGCTGTCCAGGTCGGTCGCATGGTCATAATCAGCCCATGCCAACTTACCCATCGCGATTGCTGCGGCTTCTACTCGGGCGCTCACTTGTCGTATCCTTTGAGGGCGGCTGCGCGTGCGCGGAGTATCCGTGAGGCTACGGTCTTGCCGAGGAATCTGCCCGCACGGTGGTCAACGACGGACCAGCCCTCGTCCGGCTTCCGGTCAGGGTTCGACTCATCCCTCTGCGCATCTATGGCAGCCGCAGCATCCCGGAGCGCCTGCGCCATGAGGTGGGGGGCTGCGGCTTTCGCGGCTCGCACGCATCGTCCGGGCCATGCCGGGTCTAGGTGGTCTTCCAAAGATTCCTCGCAGATCGCGGCATGTATCGCTTTTGCGGCTTCTAGTCGTGCCTGGTTCACGCTCTCTCTTTCCTTTCGTGGCACCAGCAAATGCAAATGTATGTGTCGTAGCCGCCTGACCAGCCGATGCAGTTGCCGCGCTGGCATCCACTGATATGGATGCCCAGCGGCTTGAGGCGGTCACGCTCACCCGGTGCTGTATTCGCGCTCACCAGACGATCCCCGTTTCGCCTACGATGCCTGAGCAGTCCGGGCAGTGCGGTTTATCTCCTTCGACGCGTGGCGGGCACGCGCCAGTTAGCGACGCAATCACCGTTCGGGCGTCATCGCGCAAAGCCTCACGATAGCTCTCATTCAACGCTTCCCAAGACTTGGTCCCTAGCATGGTTCCTGCTTCCTGGTCCCAGAGAGTGTGCGGCTGCTTTTCATAGAGTGCACGCGCCGCTTTCTCCACTGCCTCATCAGAGATCATTCTTTCCCCCGTAAAGGTTGTCGCCTAGGTTCCTATAGCAGTCTGCGCGGAAGCGGAGGGAGTGCACCGGGACCTGATCCATTCCCAGGCCCTCGGCGTCTTCCACGGCTTTGTCTATTGCCTGAGCCTTGATGTACGGGGCCGATGCGGCGATTGCCCCGGCGACCAGTGCGAAACTACCGTGCTCGGCCAGCCAGTCAGTCTTGCTCACTCCCGGCGGCGGGGTGACCTCACGCATTGCATCCTTCGCTGCGGCCATCGCCTCGGCAGGAATCACTTGCTGTCCCTAATCGCGATGATGTTCGGCTGTCCCTCGTGGTAGATGCCTTGATGCTTGTCGGCGGCTTTCTCTGCCCAGCCCTTGTGGATGTAGGCGAGGCTTTCCCAGTTGCATGTGTGGCATGTGGCGATCATTGTCGCGCCTTTCGTTGTTCCTGCGTTCCTTATGTTCATAGTCTATGCACACCTGAACAACATGTCAACCCATATGGCACGAATAGCTCAGAACGGCACACTAGTCCAAAGGCTCCCCACGCCAGTCCTCCGCAGCCACTGGAACAACCTGCCGGCGCTCATCCCAGCGGCAGTGATACTCCCCGTAGCGCACCCACTCATGCAGCACATGCGTGGGCGTCACAGCCACAGCCCTGCCGTACACGATTCGCACCTTCACCAGCGGGCGCGGATCCAGCATCTCCACCTGACCGCCAGGAGCACGCGCCAGAGCCTCCCTGATGGCCGCTCCACGCCTCATCCACTCCAGATCACTCATCCGGTCATGGAACCACAAAACGCGCCCCACATCCGAAGACATGGGGCGCGTTTGAGTTGGGGAACTTAACCGGTCTTACGTAACCCTTACACTTGGGTGCATGGGGAATGAGACAGCCGTAGAGGCAGCCACCGAAACAATGCAGCAGCCCGAAGCCAGCAAGGGCCTAATGGTCTTCTACTGGGTGGTTTTCGTTGCCCCAGTGCTCGTTGCCGTTGGCGGCGCAGTCGGCTACCTACAGTGGACGATGGCCGGATTCCCCAGCAGTTACACAATTCCTTGGGTCGCGACGTTCCTCGCTGGCACTAGCTGGGCTTACACGCACTGGTTTGCGTTCCTGCGGCGTAAGCCCAGCGACTCCTAGAGTTTCCTCATCACATCGCCCACGGTGAGCACCTGAGTGTTCTTGGTGGCGATGTAATCCACGATGGCGTCAAAGACTGCCTGGTTGGTTGCCTGCCCGGTCGCGCCGGAAGCCACAACCGAGTGGAAGCACAGGATTAGCCAGCAGTTCGCCGCTACCGCCCTGTCGATCCAGCCCTGAATCGTTGCCGCCGTCGTGGTCGCTGAGACAACGATAGTCCGCAGGTACTCGGGGCGCCCAGGAGGCAGCGTTTCCAACCACCCGGTACCGACGCCGCGGGCCACCGAGTAGAAGCCCCGCAGGTCGGCAAATGCCGGTTCCGAGCTGGTGCCGTTCGGCCAGGCGTAAACGTCCGTTGGGAACCCGTTGTCGGTGTGCCACTGTTTCACGCGCCCGAAGTTCGCCAGCCGGTCAGCCTGTGACAGGTCCTCCACCGAAACGTGATCGGCGGTCAGTGCCGCGTGGGCGGCGACTTCCCAGCCGAGGTTGTCCACGAGCGTCCGTAGTTCCAGCGGCGTGGGCCGGCCGCCCGTTCCGAGGGTTTCACCGATGGGAAACAGGGTAGCGGGGTAGCCGTACTGGGTCAGCTTAGGCTTGATGACGTCGAGATTAACCGAGTCATCGATGGTGATGGACACGGCGCCTGTGGTGAAGGCCGGCGACTGGTCGGCCATGCCCACCTTGGGGGCGAATCGGAAGTCGACCGGCGTGCCGGTGTTGTTGTCGGACAGTGCGAGGTGGATGCGGTTGACTGCTGCCCGGTTCGGTGTGCCGGCCACGCTGGTGGGGTCCCACGGGATAACGATGGGCGTCCAGGTGTTCGGGTGGATGACGTACTTGGGACTGTTCAGGTTGGAGGACGGCCCGTAGACCTGGAAGGTCCACATGTTCGAGCTGGTCAGGGTGGTGTCGTAGGCGTACAGCGTGAGGTTCTTCGTCAGCGTCATGTCCGGGAGCTTGACCCAGAGGACCCACTGCTTGCCCGTCATGTCAACCGGGGTAGTGAAGGTCTGCCGCAGAACGGGGTTTCCTGCGCCGTTGGTGAGGACCCGGATTGCCGTCGTGCTCAGCGGCCCTACGTCGGCGTAGGCGGTGTCCAGGGTGGCGCCAGCGTCCAGCGAGGGAGCGAATGTCCACGAGCCGCCGGGGATGGTGCGGAACTGCGGGCGAGCGTACCTGCGCGGGGTCGTCGCCGTGGCAAGAGCCGCCTGTGTGGCGTAGACCGAGGAGAAGTTCCAGTTCGTGTTGCTGAAGGATGCGCCGGCAGTGAAGTTGACCTTCGCGGAGACAACATCGCCGGACGGGCTGAGCACCTTTTCACCTGCGAGGTACGCCGTGTTGGGCTTCCACTTCGGCACAGCATCCGTCTTGATCTTGTCAAGGATCGTGGCAGATAGTTCCCCTTCGCCAAGTCGTGCGGGGAGGTGCTTGTCTCGTACCCGGCCGGAGCCGTCGAGCGTGGGGACTTTTTGAGTTGCCATGCTGGCGGCTCCTTTAGGTAGTGATGATCAGTGCGTCAGAATCGGACGGGTCCGCAACAACCGACCCGTCGTTCTTCGTGCTGAGAATGAGGGCATCCGGGTCCGCCGGGTCGATTGCGACACCACCACCCGAAGACGCTGCAGCGGCGGCCTCAGCAGCCGCCTGCGCAGCCTGAGCCGCAGCAAGAGCGCTAGCCGCCTGAGACTGGGCCGAAGACGCCGAACTAGCAGCCTCCGACGCCGCAGCCGTAGAACCAGATAAAGCCTCAGACACAGCCTCAGCAGCGTTCGCAGCCGCCTCCTGAGCCGCAGCCTTAGCGTTCACCGCAGCGTCCCTCATCGACTCATACGATGTGAAGAACCCCGTGAAATCTGCGCCGGACCAGCCAACCCTGAACAGCTCATCAGGGCCATCCGGTGTCTTGAACGCCGGCCCCCAACCCTTGTCATTCACCGTGACCGGGTTCGGCAACGGCACACCCGTCGCGTCCGTGATCGGGACCGGTGCCCGCGTCGGGTCATTCGGGTCAAAGATCAGGATTGAGGCATTCTGCGCGACAAGCTCCGGGTTGTTCGGGTCCGCCGCGAATATCGGGTCAAACGTTGCCACGGGCTACTCCTTGGGGCATAGAAAAAGCGCCCCACAGGAGCGCCGCAGTCATTGGGTCAGGGAACGGGTCAGGCAGGGGGGACGAAGCCCTCATCGATGGCCTGCTGGCCAGCGTCCCGGAGGGGATCCCGTTTCAGGTACCCGGTGATGTACTGGCCGGCAGCCAGGAGGCCCAAAGCGGCCGGCACAGCGAACGGGCCAAGCCCTGCCAGCATCTCCGGTGTAACGGCCGCGAGAGCCGCCGCAAGGGCCGTCAGGGCAAGTCCTACCAGCAGAGGCCAAAGGACCTTCGGGGAAGTCGGGGCTGCTCGGTGCTCGGCCATCAGGAGGCCTGCGCTTCCACTGCTGCGGGCACCTGCGGCGTGATGGAGTCCGGGGCGGGATCCACGTTCAACTGGGGATCGCTAGCCGCTGCCGGATCGACGTCGGGCGCGGGCGCGGGGTGGGCGATGTCGAACTTCTCCGACAGGCCGCGCAGCAGGTCCAGCGCTTCGAGCTCCCGCCCTTCGGAATTGCGGTCCAGGTACGCGGCCCAGTTGATCTTGGTGGCCAGCGTGGTGGTCCCGTTGATGGCGCCTGTGGCCGGGTCCACCAAATAGCAGGGGCGCTTGAGGACCGCCAAGGCGATGCCGTCCAGAACGGCCGGGTCGCTCAGCGCTTCCCGGATTGCTGCGGACGCGGCCCGCTTGGCAGCTGCTTCTACCTGTGCTTCTGATGCCATTTCGTCCCACTCCTTGGGTGTGATTGTTTCTGCTTGGGGTTGCAGTTCGATGGTGCTGGAACCGTAGAACTTGGACGGGTCGGTGCAGCCGTAGATCAGGCCGCCGCCGGTCCGGTAGGACGTGTCCACGATGGCGGCCACGTGCAGGTGAGGTGCGACGCCTCCAGTGTTCCCTGAGAGTGCGACGACTTGCCCTTCCCGCACCCTGGTTCCACGGGGCGCGGCGTCGTTGCTCGACAGGTGGCCGTAGACGCTGAGCCAGCCGGCGTGCTGAATGACTGTGACGATGCCCGGGAAGCTCTTGTAGAGGTACCAGCGCTGCCTGTAGCCCCAGTCGGAGTCGTCGCCGGGGAGGTTGGTTCCCCAGTCGGCCCAGACCACGGTTCCGTCCGCGATGGCCCGGACCGGCGTGCCGATCGGACAGGCAATGTCCTCGCCAGCGTGGCCGAACGGCTGGTAGTTACCGTACTGCGCCACGAGCCGCTGCACCGTGCTTCCCCACGCGTTGGGCGAAACCCCTGCCGTGGCAAAGGACCCAAAGCCCTGACTGACTGGCCACTTCGCGTCTACTGGTCTCATGGCGTTCCTCCTACAGGAAGTGTGGCGCGGCACTGGCCGCCGTCTTGGGTGGTGCCGTCCGTGTAAGTGATGTTCCAGCGGCCGTCATCAGCGCAGATAGCTGATCGAATACCCCGGCCGTCATCGCCTTTAGGGCCTTCAGGGCCAGGAGAGCCTTCGGGCCCCGGGACAGTGGAAGCCGCCCCCGCATCCCCTTTAGGCCCCGCCGGCCCCGCGGGACCTTGCGGACCAGGTGGGCCGGGTAGCCCGTCAGTACCAGCCGGCCCATTGAGGCCATTGGCTCCAGCCGCTCCCAAGACTCCCGCCAAACCTGCCGGTCCCGTGTCGCCCTTGTCACCCTTCGGTCCTACTGGGCCTGCCTCTCCAGCAGGACCAGGAAAACCTTGTTCCCCCCGCGGTCCTTGGGCTCCCTGCGCCCCCTGAGGACCAGCAAGAGGCGCCCCCGATTCGGACGCGACTTGCTCAGCCTTTCGACATATGTTCACACCTGCCGATGTCTGCTGAAAGTCCGCAGTCTTGCATGCTGCGTCAAACTCCTCAGCAAGAGACTGCTTTTCCTTCTGCTGGGTCTGCCCGTACACGGCGTTCGCCGCAGCTAACCGGGCGTTGTCCATCGCAAGGTACAGGCAGACCAGGCCAAAGATCAAAGCCAGGACGGCGAGGCCTACGATGGCAAGATTTCGCCGCCTCGCCGCCCGCTGGGAGCGGAACAGGGCACGCTCTTGCTCACGCAGATGCGACTCAGATTCACTCATCGTCTTTTTCCTCCGGGTCCTCAGGCCAGTCCGCAGGTTCGGGCTCTATGTGATTAGCGATCAACTGCCCACGCCACTTATCCCCGGCGCGGGTGCGTCGGGAGTCACGCCGCTCCCACCAGCGCAACTTCTTCTTGAGTTCGGCAACCATGTCTTTCAGAGTCTGGATCACTTGCGCCTCCCTCGCATCGCGACGTTTGTCAGCCCGGTTGACCAGCCATGCGATACCGGCGCCGACAACCGTCGTGAGGAACCCGCCGAGGGGAACAAGCCATTGGAGATCCACACGTCCATTCCTCCCAAGGGGCGCGTTATTACGCCGCCGCGGGGACGGTCTGAACGCGGAAAATACGGTTGAAGTTTGTGAGGCCGAAAGCGCCCGTGCCGAACTGGCGGTAAATCCACAGTTTGACCGTCGTAGCGCCCGTAACAGGGTTGGGTGTTACGCCATTCAGCGTGAACCAAGGAGCTACGACATCACCCCGTGCGAGGGTCACAAGTTGGTTGCCCACATCAATACGTGCATCCCACCGCGTGCCGCCACCACCGCCAACAGCCTCAAGCTGCCCCTGGACGTTCACATGGTACGGATACCCCGGGTCCGGGATTTCGATGTTAGCGAGGACCACAGTTCCGCCATCGGGGCTGGTAGACAGCGGGATAGCGCCGTTCTGCCAAGCCGTCGCTGCGAAGGTCTTAGCGCCGCGGGAAAACCATTCGGGAGTGTCATTCTCACCAACCCGCCTGATCCAATCGACGCCGTTGATGACCAAACGCGTACCTGTCTTATCCATGTAGGTGCGGACCAAGTCATGATTCGCGACAACTCCGCCGCCGTCTCCCGCCCAGGTGCGAAGATCGATGATTTTCGACGGCTGGGTTTGGTTCGCAGTAACCTGCACCAAAGCAAGCGGCTGATCATCGATATTCCCCGGACCATAGAGCCGCCCGGCAGGTATGACCATCGTGCCACCGCCGTTGACCTTCACGAACTGGGAAACCCCAGAAGTAGGGGTCCAGTCACGCCGGCAGGCAATCAGATCCCAACGCGAACCGGAAGCAATCGGATCCAACTGGATCGTGTCATTAACCACCGTCTTATCAGTAATGCCGTGCCCGAATCCACGTCCCGCAGCAACCGAAACCGTACGGTCCTGCCCGCTAACCGCAGACACCTTCCAATCGCCCGCGGAACGTACCGCATAAGTGGCTTGACCGATGGCCGGATGGGCGTCAGCCCAAACACCTTCGCCGTAGGGCTTTTCTGCCGTCGTGTCATACCCGTTTGAGATGAAAGCTACAGCCATCTATCGGCGCTCCTGGTTTCTTTGGCCGCGTGCGATTGCGGCAATTCTCTGCGCAGTGATCCGCGCTGGCTGGTTAGTTGGCTCGCCAATGACAGGTTCTTCGCTGGCATAATCCTTGGAAGCCCACGTCAGAGTGCATTCCCTAATGACTTCAGTGATTGTCACGCCATCCGTCACTTTGACGGGCACCCGGTCCCCCACATGGAACCCGCCCTTGCCGTACTTGAAAATCCCGGACCCGGCGAGGGTGAGGGACACCCCATTTTTCGGGCCTGCTTCGGTCAGAGCTTCGGCGCCGCGGGCGTCCATGGTTGGTGCTGCGAGCTCCCCGGTTTCGGGGTCGTCCTTGGCGTCTCGTGCGTCCGTGAAAGTTTCGGCCCGCATCCCGTACTGCACTTCCCGAGGGTTGTCGGTGAGGGACCGAAACATGCGTGCTACACCTTCGCCGGGTCCGCCGATGACAACCCTTGAGGCTGTCGGCCGTGTGCGGGTCATCTTGACGTGCTTCAGTGTCCGTCCACCCGTGGATAGCGTTCGCGGGTGAGTTACGGGTTCATGCACATCCAGCACCAGCGACGTTCCGTGCTGCTGCACCGTTACCCCAAGGCCCGCGTCTTCCACAGCCGGGAATAGGCGGTCAGTGAGAGGGTGCATGCGGAACGCCACGCCGCCCGGGATGACGGCGCCCCTGTTCAAATTTGGGGCGACGACGAGCCCGGGTATAGCAAGGCGGGACACGCCATTTTCCGTAACCACCGTCTTGACGATGGTTTCCGCGTTGCCGGTGTAGGTCTTGTACTCTCGCCATGCTTGGTCATTGATTGCTGCTGATGGCGCCGGCCATCCCAGTATTTCCCGAAGGACGCGAGAATCGTCCTCAACGGTGACCGTGTACTTCCCGGTCCTCCCGTCCGTTTCAAGCTCATCACTAACGATGGGGCCCGACATCAGAAACTCGCCCTTGAAGAACACTCGCAAACGAGCCCCATCCTCCATGAGTTCTGAAAGCCGGTTATGACCGAGAGGGACCGTCATGGAGAGCGTTGACACGAGATTATGCCGAACGGTTGCCGTCAAAGCGGAGGGGTTCCCGATCTGGCACCGGAAAACCCGGTCCTTACCGTAGACGCTGACTCTGAAAGCGCTCACCAGGGCCTCCGGTATCTCGTCGGTAGGAGAGCTTCAACGGCACCAGAACCGGTGATCGAGAGAGACAGCGGAACGGACGCGCCGGCTGGAATGGGCGCAAAATCCGCTTCACCAAGGGCCGCCGACATATCAACTGGGTCCAATAAGTCCACCCCAACGACTCGCTCAGACGGCTTCTTACGCTCCCCGATGGGCAGCGCTAACTGCTCAGGGCTGATCTGGTACATCGTGGCGCCGATGACATCAGGATCAGATTCGATAACCAAGCACTCCGAATCCCCCACAGGGAACGGAACGTCAACTACCATTCCACCGACCCCAACAGATGCCGTTTCCATGCCCGCATCCAGAAACCACGTCGCATATGATTCCACGTCGCCAGGGTTGTCGATGGTTGCCGTCGAAGCGTCAGAGCCCGAAGCGATGTTCACAAGATGCGGGCCAGTCTTCTCAAAGAACGGTTCATAGGTGCGGTTCTTCCAAGACTTCACCACAGGCTGGCCCTCCCAGTAGGGCTGCTCCGCAATTAGCTTGATCCCATAGGAATCCCACCCGCACTGCATCGGGTCCCGGTCGCTGACCTTGTCCCCGTCGTCCAGAAAACGCAGGCGAAGTGAACGTTCGCTGCCATCCGGGTGGGTGACTATCCACAATCCCGTTGAGTCAGGGTCCATCGTCCGCCAGAACGCACGGTCCCTCTCCATCCATTCCACCGACCCGCCGTCATGCCAGATCGTAAGAGGCCAGAACACTTCACGATCCAATATGCTGGTCCCTTCATGCCGGGAGCCAGCAACGGCTGGTGATGCGGTTGAGTGGCGAGTGCCCGCGGGCGATCCCAAACCCCGGATCCCAGGCATCAGCCCGATCCCCGTTTCTGGGCTCGTGAGAGGCCATTCGGTCCCTTTCGCCACCCAGCGCATGCCCAACCCGGTCCAGGCCGGGACATGCGCTGCAGGCGGTTGATAAGGGGCACCGTAGACGATGTTTGCCAAGGGTTACTCCTTATTGGTAGACGGCCAATGCGTCCATCTGCGAGGTTTGAATGATGCGTGCAAGCTCGTTCTCATCTCGTACATGCACGGGACCTGTGAACGTCACGCCGCCCCTCTGCCCGAGAGGCCCTGCGATATTCGATGTGCTACGAACCGCCCCAGCAACGTCTGGGATTGAAACGAGCGAGCCCATCGAACGGGCAACCTTCCGCTGCGAATCATCGATACCCCCGGCGAGGCCGTCACCGATCATCTCGCCCCACCACATCGCCACACGGGACGGCGAATGGATGCCAAGGGCCGCCTCAATGGGGCCGCGGATCGCCTCCGGGACAAGGTTCAGAATCGCCCGGGCAACAGTCCCGGCCATGCCGGTGATGCCGTTGATCAGACCGTCAACGATGTTCTTTCCGATGCCCAGCAACCATGTGCCGGCGCCGGATAGGGCGCCCATGATCTTTCCCGGCAGGTCATAGAAGAACCGCATGAACCCGTCAATAAACCCGCCCACACCGCGGATCACGTTGTTCCATGTGTCAGCAAAGAACCGGCCGATACCGTTCAATGTTGAACTGACGAAGTTCCCGACGAGTCCAAGCCCAGATATGACCACCTGGCCGATGATCTGCAGTGCACCCTTGACCAGCGAGACAATGGTGTTCCAGACCCCCGAAACGATGTTCCGGATCCCGTCCCAGACCTGCGCCCAGTTGCCCGAAATGATGCCCGTAACAACCTGGATGATTCCCTGCACGATCTGCATCGCACTGGTCACCACTTCGGCTATCACCCCAAACACGGTGACGATGACCGGAAGCAGTGCTTGAATCACTGGAATCAGGACACCCGCAATTTGTGTAATCAGCGGCGCAATGGCAGTCACCACACTGCTGAAAATCGTGATCAGCGGCGGCAGTACCGAGGCTACAAGCTGCGTGATGATCGGTAGGAGTTGCGAGCCCAGAGAAAGGGCCAGTGGGAGCACGGCGCCCAGCACCGAACCGATTGCGGCCGCGATCTGCGGCAGGACCGGTAGTAGCGCCTGAAACAGTAGGGACGTTGGGGACAGTGCTTGGAATACCTGCATCAACTGTGGGATCAGCGCTGCGAAGGTTGGCAACAGGGCAGCGATGGTCGTCCGCAGAGTCTCGAAGACCTGCCGTGCCGTACCGCCAACCTGCTCCATGAAGCCGGCAAAACCGGATGACGTGATTTCACCGTCACCGGCAGCGAACGCAGCGAACATCGCCCGCACACCGCCCGTAACCTCCCGGGCCATGTTGGCGATACGCTCCATGACGCCAGCGAACCCGTCAGAGGTCACCTCGCCGTTGTTATCCCGCCACGCAGCCCCGAAAGCACGGAACCCGCCAGCAACCTCATTCGCCGCGTCACGGGCACGGAACAGGAAGTCAACGAACCCGGAATCTTCCTCAACGTTGAACGCCTCACGCAGCGCGGTACTGAAGTTGCCGTTCTTGAACAGGTCAATCAGGCCAGTGGCAGCCTTGCCCGTCCACTCGAAAGCGGCGCCGAGCCCGTTCGACAGGAGCCCGATAGCGCCAGTGATGGCAGGCTTCAAAGCGTTCAGCGCCGACATCAGCCCGGAATTGATCGTGGCCTCAAGGTTGCCAATCGCACCCTCGAACGTCGCAGTGGACTTCGCAGCCTCAACAGCAATCGGATCATTGCCGAGCTTCATCAGCGCGTCGTTGAACTCGTCCGCCGTGATCTCACCAGCGGCCATAGCGTCACGGAAGTTCCCCGTGTACGCCCCAGCCTCTTCCAGCGACTTCATCAGAGGACCAGCAGCACCAGGGATGGCATCAGCCATCTGGTTCCAGTTCTCCGTGGTCAGCTTCCCCGCGCCGGCCGTCTGCGTCATCACCATGGCCACGGACTTGAACGTGTCCGCGTTACCACCAGCAACAGCGTTCAGGTTGCCGGCAGCCTTCGTCAGGCCCGTGTAATCCTTCACACCGTTCGACGCGAGCTGCGCGATGGTGTTCTGAATCGTCGGCAGGTCATACACGGTCTGGTCCGCAAACTCCTTCGCCGCGGCAGTGGCATTGTCAATAGCGGACGTGTCCAGGCCGGCGAAGTTCATCGTGGCCTTGAACTTGTCCGTGGCGTCCGAAGCCTTCGCGGCCTCAGAGATGAGCCCAGCGAACCCGATCGAACCAGCAAGAGTCAGGGCAGGGCCCATGGCGCCCTTGAAGCCGCTCGCGAACCTGCTACCGCTCTCCCTGCCAGCGCTGTCAGCAGCAGCCTTCGCAGCGTCCCCAGCGTCATCCACAGCGCCGCGCACAGTACCGGAAAGCTTCTGCTTCAGCGAAGCCCAACCCGTCGCGTACCGGCTAGCACCCTCAGCACCCGATGAAGCAGCCGCAGAAGTAGCCTCAGCAAGCTTGGACTGCGAAGCGCGGAGACTGTCAGAAGCCGTCTTAGTCCGCAGGCTCGCAGCCGCAGCGTTCCTCTGAGCCGACGCAAGACGTTCCTCAGCAGCAACAGCCCGGGCAGACTCCGCACCGCCCTTAGACCTGGCCTCAGCAAGCGCGGCCTCAGCAGCACGGACCTTGCCGGCCGCGTCCTGCTCAGCCATCCGCGCCTTAGACAGCGCACTAGCACCCGAAGCAACCTGCGCGTTCAGCTTCTTGATGAGCGCCTGACCGGGATCCCCCGCGCCAGTGTTGAAAGCCGAAGCGAAAGTCTTGCCGCTCTCCCTACCAGCGTTCCCCACTTCGGATCCCACCTTGGAGCGGAACCCCTTGAACGTGGGGAAAATGGCAATTGAGGCGTTTCCGACTTCGGCCATTGGGCTTACGCCTCCGTTCGCTTCTGCCCGAAGGCGCTCTTTGATTTCAGTCGGGCTTTCAACTTCGCCCGTTCCTCATCCGTCACGGCTTCGGCCTTCGGCTCAGCCGGCCACGGCCACACTGGGACATAGGGTTTGTCACCCTTGCCTGACGTTGCGTTCACCACGCGAGCCAGCAGCGCAGTGAGGGAGATTTCCTGCCGCGGCGCCGGATAATCCCAGCCGGCAACGGCCGCGCAAAGGTGCGAGCTTGGGTCGAGCAGCAGTTGCTCACAGAGGTCAACTGCCTCCCACACGGGCACGCTCCCGCCGATGTCCTCAATGGAGGCGTGGAAGCGTGCCCGGAAGTCGTAGGCTACGGCTGCGCGGTGCCCGTCTAGGACTGCGCAGAGCCAGCGGATTTTCCCAGGCTCACCTTCATGCGTGCGGCGAGAGCTTCGCTGAACTCGCCCAAGATTTCGGCAGCCTCAGCAGCGTCCAGCACGTCCAAAGCCTGGTTGTTCTCGTCCGAGAAAATCTCAGACATGAAGAACTCGAACTCTTCGAACTGGGTCTTGCCCTCGCCGCCCATAAGCCGGCGAATGGTGCCGAACGACACGGACAGGGGCAGGGACAGTTCGCCGTTGCTGGTCTGGCACTTCAGAGAGTTCTCAACGGTCACAAACTTGGGCTTGGCAGCAGTCATTGGGTTGCTCGCATTCTGATGGGTGCGTGATGGGTTGACTGTGCCCGCGTGACCACCCATCACAGGATCACGCGGGCACAGGTACTAGAGCCCGGAAGCTAGGCGGCAGGAATCAGCCACTCACCGATGTGGTCATTGGCGAGCTCCGGTGAACGGTCGATCTTGTAGACCACCGTGTAGCCGAGGACGGAGCCGCGTTCCGACTTGTCCTCAGACACGGACTCGATGCTGACGTTCGCCGCGACACGGCGCCGGATCAGGCCGTTCTTGAAGATTTCCTCCGTGAACACGACGTACTTCGCGGACGTGCCGCCGCCGTCGATGGTGATGTAGCCGTTCGCGTCAGCCGTCTTGCCGCGGATGATGCCGCGCACGGTTTCATCGGTCTGGGCGTACTTCACGGTCAGGGTTACGTTCGCCAGGCCCGAAGGGATGGAGAAGCCTTCCTGCCAGAAGGTGATCGGGTCGCCATCGGCTTCCATGGACCACTCAAAGCCGCCGTCTTCGGTGAGAAGGCCGGGGAGCTTGAACGCCACGGGAAGGGTGTAGGAATCGGCGCCGCCTTCAACAGGGGTAGGCACTGGTGTGCCGAACGGGGCTACGCCCATGTGTCCGGTTACCGGTACGCCTACCGCTGCAACGTCGTTGCCGAGGGAGTCTGCGGTCATGGTTTCCTCCAAAGAAGAAGCCGCCCGCAGAAGCGAACGGCTGGAATGTTTAGGGTTAGGTGAACGCCCTGCCCGTGACGGACAGTTCGAACGTCATATACCGGCTTGGGTAGCCGGCCTCATCGGTGATCTTGTAGGGGCCGTTGGAGTCGAGGACCGCGGCGACAGGGTTCCCGGGATCTACCCGGGCGCAACCTTCCATGATGGCCGCCACGAGTAGGGCAAGGTCAGTTGTCTGCGCCTTGTTGTACGTGTCGGAGCCAAGGACGGTTATCCCCACCGTGGGCGTTTTCGTGATGACGCTCGAGCGCGGGCCGGAGTCGTCACGGACGATGACCTGGAACGGTGGACGCGGTTTGGAGGCCGGTGAGTACTCGTTTGAGATGAACCCGCCCGTCTTCCCCCGCGCCGCGAGTTCCGCCCGCAGGAAGCCCGCCAGGAACAGTTCGAGGTCCGAGAAGATAACCCGCTCAGCCACTCTTCTTCACCTGATTCAAAGCCCGGGCAAGGTTCCCAGTGAAAGACTCGATGAGAAGCGACTTGTCATCACCAGCAACCACCAGGGCCGCGTTCCTGTGGCTTCGGGCAACAACCTGCACCCGAATGCTATTCGCGTACTGGTTCGTGTCCCTGGGTGCCGTAGAACGCGCTATGCCGGCTACCTGCTCAGCCTTCTTCACACACTCAGCGATCACGCCCGGGTCCCGGCCCAGCTTTTCAAAGAACGCGTTATCGATATTGACATCAGCCACTACCCCACCGCCTTCTTAATGCCGAACTCAGAGCCAGGCTTCCAGCCCGTGAACGGGTTTATACTCGCCTGAACCTCGCCTTGCACATCCCACAGGCCAGACCGGGCGCGGATCCTGTCATCCGGCAGAATGTCCGCGTCCGATCCGCAATAGATGCTCATCTGGCTGATGACCTGGGAACGGGAATCGTTGACCGGTTCAACCGTGGAGGACGGGCCAATGGCCACGCCCTCCACAGTCAACTCATCCGGGTCAGACCAGTCCCCAAGGGTCAACTCATTCGAGTACGGGTCAAGGAC